TGTGGCCCCATGTGAGATATCGTGTCTCACGCAGCTCTACAGTGTTAGCATAGTGCTAGGACGATAGAGGTGCTTTTTGCACACCCTCTGGATTTTTTAACGCCGAAAGGATGGTTAGAATGACTGAAATTGGCCCACGTCACCGGGAGAAAATTGAAACAGAGAAGTCTAGTTATTTTTCACAGACAACTCGTACCGTTTTCTCAAAACCTCCAGTGACAACTGTCATAAGAGGTCTACCTGTGATTTATGATAAATCATATAAATCGCTGGAAATGGATGATGTGGTCATTCCTGGTTATGAATATTTGTTGAAAACGGGGCGTTTGTTACCCTGCAATCCAATGTTCAGAGCAGAGTTGACGAAAGTCAACACCCCACCAATTGTTAATCGTGTCTATACGACTGGTCTTATGAGATTAGTTACGGACTACGAGGACCCGCAGGTTATTAATGCGAAAGTCCCAACAGTTGCTTTATCTGCTATTGACCAGAAGGAGATAAGTGATCTTGGAGAAAAAGCGGCACTTAAGGCTTTTGCCCGTGTCGACTCATCTAAAGTATTGCTCCTTTCTTCTATTGCTGAGCTAACGTCAACGAAAGATATGTTGATTAAAGCCGGCAGAATGGCATTAGGTTTTATGAAGTCTTTGCGTCACTTGAAGAAAACTTTGAGTGACATGGAGATCTTCCCCACGCGCCGGGGACAGTTACTGGCTACAGCTGAAAACACCTGGATGGAGATCAGGATGGGATGGATGCCCTTCATTGGCGAAGTTACGTCAATTTATAAGGCAATCAACTCTACTGAAACTCCACCACCAAGGCAAACTTTTCGAGCAAGTGCTCAGAAGTCGGCGGCGGCGGAACAAACCGGTACTCTGCGTTATGGCTTTTTCGATACTAAATGGAAAAGTGAAACAACTGAGACTACTGTTGTTACAGTAGGTGTATTATGTGAACACCGAGAACAAGGATGGCCAGATACTTATGGTCTTACCAAAATACCTGCGACTCTTTGGGAGATAACTCCCTTGTCCTGGGCTTTTGATTATTTCTTTAATATCGGTGATAACATTGCAGCTATGACCCCAGATCCACTTTGGCAAGTCAAACAAGTTTGGTCTGTTCGAACGACTAAGCGGAAGACAAAAAAGACACTATCTGGAAGTACTCCCTACTACCCCCGATATACGGGCACAGGGTTTAACGGTGGTGAATATTTGACTACTTGGCTGACAAAGGAAAGAGGAAAACGAGATGGGACTCCAAGTCTCAAATTCGATTTTGACATCAATCTTGACTGGTGTCAATGGACTGACATCTCCATTGTCTTTAAACAGCAACTTAGGCCTTTGGCTAAGAAAGTTGTTAAAATGGCTCGGAGACATAACATTTTTCACTAAATTAATAGGAGAAACAAATGCTCGCAAACTTGATAACTTTACCTTTCAAAGATGTCGACGGAACTACTGACCTCACTCAGAGTTTTGAACTCAGGAGCTCGGAAAACGGAATATCACGCTACAAACAGGATGCAGTCATAGTTGACGCGTCTCTGCCTGAAAACGAGTTTATTCTGAAAGCCGTAGAACCGAAGGCGGTTTCAAACTTTTACGGAACACAAAGAAATTATCTTACATTCCGGGAAGGTTTTGAAATTTCAACGCCTGTTGCTGATGCCGTACGCTACCCTCAGATCCTGAAACTGGAACATTCGTGCCCTGTGGGGGTTTCCCCTGATGACAAGCTTAGGTTTTTTAACCGCTTGTTGGCATTAATGTCACATGTAGAGTTTTATAAATTCTATATGTACCAGACTTTGGGTTAAACCCCATTGTTTTCAGAATCGATCGACGACGATGTTGTCGGCGAAATAGTGGCGCTTCTCATAATGGTGCTCTTACGGGCCTTAATCTACCTCAAAAGGAGATTGTATGAAAGACAGCAAAAGCAGGAAACCTCGAAAGCATGTACAACCCGCGTGTCCAAAGGAAAACGATTACCTTTGGCAAATTCTGAGATCTGTACTAAAGGATTTTGGAGAGACGGAACTTGCCCAAGAGGGAAAGCTCAATGTGATTGTCAGGAAACTCGACAATTTAATCCGTCAAAAAGATATTGAAGGGTACATTGAGTTTTGTGATGTTCATCTCTCGTTACCGGCGATCAACAGAACCGATCTGACGGGAATGAATGCACTAACAGTTGACGAAGTTAGATGGATGCGCCTTTTTACCATTGGTGTTAAATTTGACTTTTGTAATTCCCCCTTTAACCAGTTGGAGAACGCTTTGACGGCTTTTAGAAAATTTGAGAGCCTATGTCTCAAGACCAACAAAGACATTCTTTTTGATGTTTATTGTTGTGATGCAGATTCGTCATGTACTATCGATGATGTATTTGTGTTTCCTGTGCTTGAGTCAGCAAGAGATTTCATACGATTGGTGTTAGGGGACAACTGTGAATTGCAGGGTTTTCTCTCTGCAGCTCATCATGGTCCTGGTGCAACTACTTTGAAGAGGGGCGACCGGTCATTACCGGTTTTGAAAAACGTCTCTCCGATTGATGTTACACCTGCCGCACGTGATTTGCTTACTGTATGTATACAGGAAGATCAACGATGGTCAAGAGCAATCTGGAATGATTATAAAATATTCGGTTGTTCTGCCTCAGATGAGGGTTCTTCTCTGTTGGAACTTGGGGTTTTCCCTGCTGTGCCAATAGATTGGGCATTGAAAGATGCCGTTGAATCCCGGATCATGTTTGTCCCGAAGAATGCGAAAACGCTACGCACAATTGCCACCGAACCAACGGGAAATGTGTATATGCAGCTTGCTGTAGATACACTGATAAAGAAACGCCTTAAGAAATTCGGCGTCGATTTGTCTACCCAAGAAAAGAATCAACGGCTGGCGGGCCTTGGAAGTTCCAAGGATTCGCTCGCAACAATTGATTTGTCCGGTGCTAGCGATAGCATTGCTCTAAACTGGTTGAAACTTTTTCCAGTGAAATGGGCGCGCCTCCTTTACGCGCTTCGGTGTGATAAAGGGGTCATTGAAGCCACACAGGAAACTGTGGAGTTTCAGAAGCTTTCTTCAATGGGTAACGGGTTTACTTTTTCTGTCGAGTCCCTGATCTTTAGTGCACTTATCTATGGTGTATATAAAGTGCGGGGATCTAACTGGCGGGATAACCTTCCGCTAACTGCCGTTTACGGGGACGACATTATTGTTCCCTGTGAATTTTACTCAGATCTTGTGTATATTCTCAGAAGAACTGGCTTTTGTCTAAATGAGGAGAAATCCTTTGGGCATGGACCTGTTCGAGAGAGCTGTGGATCTGACTTCTTCAATGGTCAAGATATATCAAGACCAACTTTGAAGGCAACACCAACTCGTGACTGGGAGCTAGTGAGAGATCACAACCTTCTGTTCATGAGGTCGTATTACTGGGATTTTCCTCTAAATCATACGCTGGCGAAGATACGGTCGTGGATACGGGTACGCTTTTATGGGCCGATAAATTTCGATTCCGAGATTTGTTGGCTCTTTAGCGCTACTCCCACCACTCCAGACGGGTGTAAAACTCCCTCTGGTCCGTTAGAATCGCAAAAGGCATATGACTGGCAGGTTCCTGTTTTCCATCTCAAGACCTACGTTCTGGCTAGGCCCCCAATGAAAAAACAAGGGTTTCTGGTTAGGGCTTTGGACTCTGAGTATGAGGCGTTGCAATACCTGAACACTGATGGGGTAACCCCTCATTGGTGGGAAGGAAAAGGCTTTAAAATCGACGAACCCGGAAAGTCGGCTGAGAAGTATTTCAACAAGAAACTTCTCATTGTGCGACAGACCACGGCTGTGATTCCCTTTTACCTTTGGTGTAAACCACCAAAATGGGTTCCGGCTGCACGTTAACTCTTGTCCGCGACTTTTACAACAAGCCCCAGGCAGGATTTGGGA